CAAATGCTTTTGATGTGTTGTCTTCCAACAAAGTATTAAAAATATTTAAAAGCTTTTCATATTTTTCTTGAAGTTGTACAGCCTTGTAGTAATAAAGTTTAGTTACTTGGTCCATGATTAGATCCTATATGATTTTGGTGCGGTTTGAGATGCCGACTGTGTCTTTGTGCCAGTTTGTGTTTGGCTTGCCATTTTTGATTCAGCTTCTTTTCTTCTTACTTCATCGGCTTTCTTTGCTAAATCCGCAACAACAGAACGATTTTCTGCTTCCTTTGCTGCTTTTTGTTCTGGTGTTCTAAATTTAATTTCTGCTTCACGCTCAACCATACCAGCAATCTTCTCGTCAGACATATCTTTTGAGCCCTCTAATTCTCTTTGGGCTCGTAGTCTGTTGACTTCGATTGTTCCTCTGCCAGTGGAAGATTGTTTAGACATATCAATCTGACCCATCCTAGCGAGTCTTTCCTCAGCCTCTTGTCTTCGTTCTAAGTTTCTTCTCTTCCAATATTCAGTACGCCCCTTAACAAATTTTTCTTTATCTGCATTTGGTGCTGGTGCTTGTGGTTTATTTTGCTTGTCACCAAAGATTCCGCTTTGACCGCCCCTATTCGGATCGTTCATTGCAGCTATTTGATCCGGGGTTTGTTGAGTTATGTCTTTACCAACAAATTCTCCAGATTGAGGTTGTTGCTCGGGCTCCTCTACTGGAGTTGGTGCAGGAGTTTCTTCTGCTGCAGCTGCTTGTGTTTCATCTGCGGTTTTTGTTTCTGCATCGGTAACCCAAGACGGCTTTGGGCTAACCATTGCGCCAGTTGCAGTTTCTTGGGGAGTAGGAGCACCAGTTTCTCTACGCTCTGCCTCGTCAGCAGCCAATTGTTCCAATCCCTCTTCACGCTTTAATTGCCCAGCAAGTTCGCGCATTCTCATTTGTTCTTTTGTAAGGGGTGTGCCGGGGGTTGTTACTTGTTTATCAATTTCTTTTTCAAGATCCGCACTTCTGAGACCTGTACCTCCAGCACCCTGCTCCAAATCAAATTCACCTTGAGTTCTTTGCATAGCAGATTTGATTCTGTTCTGTCTTGCTTTTTCTTGTGATTCACCTTTGCTAACTTGCTTTGGAACCTCATAATCTTTGCGGTTGGTAAATAGCGCTTGCAAACCACCCATAAAATCGTCCCAGTAGCCTTCATTCAAACTTCTGAATGGATTTGTATCAACATTCTTTGTAAAGGCTTTGCATTCTGGCTTAAATCTTTTTTCATTATTTTGAATAAGATCTAATGCTTGACGGATGCCATTTACGGTGTTAGAATTTGATCCGTGTATTTGTTGTTTAAATGGCTTATTTTCTTCCAAGATAGTTTTAGCACTGTCAACCAATCTAGATGGTTTCTTGACCTGCTCATTGATTGGCTTCTTGGAGGTCATAAAGTCTTTAACTTCCCAATAAAATTGTCTATCTGATTTTTTATCCATGGCTGTAAAATATTTAGAATTTCATAAATACTTAAAAGGTATGAAAAAACAGGTACTCCTGTTAAACCAAGATAATACTCCCCTGAATATTATCACTATCTCCAAAGCTTTCAAGCTTGTGGCCAAAGATAAAGTTTGGATAGATGAAACCCAAGAGTGCTATGAGGTAGTTTCGGTATCAAAAATTGTCAAAATTCCAAAAGTTTTGATATTAAAATATTACGTAAAATTGCCATTTAAGAAGGTGGCTGCAAACCGTAAAAATATTATGCAACGTGACAAATATTGTTGTCAGTATTGTGGTATTGACTTGTGTGACCGTACTGCAACAATCGACCACATTGTTCCTAAATCCAAAGGTGGTGGTTCCACTTGGGTCAACCTTGTAACTGCATGCAAAGATTGTAACTTGTTTAAAGGAAACAGAACTCCAAAAGAAGCGAAGATGGTGCTTAAATCAAAACCAAAAGAACCATCCTATGGATTTTTGTTTGAGCAGATGCTAATTAGTTTTAGGAAGACTTAATATGCCAAATTATTCATTCAAATGCGAGGCTTGTGATCATTCTTTTGAGCTATTTTTAAAAATGAGCGAATGTGACAATCCTATCAAAGAAAAGTGCCCAAAGTGCAAAAAGAAAAAGATTATTAAAGATTGGAGTCAACAAAGCAATTCAATTGCAATGGATACGACTCTGACACCAACTAAAGTAAATGGTGGTGCTTGGAAAGAAGTAATGGACCGAGTAAAATCGAATGTGCCTAAGCGTTTCCACGATAAATTGGATTACTCTTCCACGTTACATGGTGGAAGGTTTGTTCGCTAACAGAGATTTAAGTATAAAATAACTGTCTACAATATCTGTAATCGGATTAGATAAAGTTTTTTGACCGAAGACCGAAATTAAATCGGTCTTCGTTTCTTTTGAGAAACATTCATACATAGCCAATTTATCGGCATTCCCCTTTCCAGTAGCTATCTTTTTGGCCTTCGAAGGTTCTATTATAGTTACTGGAATAGCAGCTTTATAAAGCTTGTGCTTAAATATTCCCATATTTTCAGCCAAGTTAAACACACGGCCTGTTGCATTAAAAGCATAGCCTTCTATAGCTACGTCAGAAGCACCTATACAAAGATTAACAGCCCAGTCTGATATGCTGTCAAAACGATCAACATCAGCAACATAATCCTGAAACGATTCTCCAGTTATATTTGGAAGAATTTTATCTGCATATTTTTTTGTATTTGTAAGATAATAAAAGAAACAGTTCTCAAATTTAAAATCTCGCCGTTGATCATATAAGCATAGGCAAGGACATGATATAGAATAATCTACGCCGATTAGCATATTAAACATTTCTATTATTTATCTGAATATGTATACCAAGGCCAGTCACAAAGATTTTCAGATTTTAAAGCGGCGTCTATCCACTCATAATAAAAATCAAGTCTGGCAGCTCCGTTATCTATTATTTGTCCCGTGGTTTGGTCTTTCATGAAAAAATTAATTATTCCTGCAAGCTTTCCACCATCTTCAAATACGGCACCACCAGAATCTCCGTAGTAAACTGAACCCCTCAATGCAAGCATTCTCATAATTTTTCCAAAGTCTTCAAGAAGACTTCCGTAATAAGTCATTATTCCCGGTTGACTTACTTTTTTATATCCTAAACTCCACCCTACTGTAGTCAATTCTTCTCCGGGTGTCAACTCATAAAATTGTCTGAGTATTTCTGCAGGAGGTTCAACACAGTCTTCTTCTAAAATACATATTGCAAGATCGTTTGCAGGTAAACCGGGATTATAGTTTGCTGCCAATATTATCTTTTTAATTTTTATAAATTGCCCATTGTGGGTCATAAAGTATTGCGGAATTTCATCCGGCATAACAATACAATGCTGTGCAGTTAATATTGCTTTAGGATGTATAAGTACTCCGGAGCCGATTATGTTTCCAGTTCCTGTAACCAGAGCTCCTACACAGGAGTAGCGGTCGTCCTCAGCACATTCGATGGAATCGTACTTCGAAGAGTCCAAAAGAAATGCGGGGACTTCCGCTACTCCTTGTGTTTTTTCCTGTTCTTCAACCGAATTTTGAGGTGACGATATACTGTGGCAGGCAGTTGTTGTCGCCAAAGTAAGAGCGAGGATTTTTGCCCTCCAGCTCATGGCAAAAATATTTATAATGAAAAACCCCCTTTCGGGGGTAAAATCTTTTGATTTTTTTATGCTCCTCCGACTGGAATCGAACCAGTGACATGGAAGTTAACAGCTTCCCGCTCTACCTACTGAGCTACAGAGGAGTGGGGATCAGACTATCTGGCAACCGCCAGCACTGCAGGCAAATTCCTTTGCCGACTCAGTATTGTCTTCTGCCTCATATTTAGAGAGCTCCTTAAAGTTAACCTTAACCTTTGGATGCGCTGCATATGTTGCAGAATCAATTTGCTCAAATGGAGCCTGAGCGTATGTATGATTGTCACCGCCGGGAAGGAACGAGATGCCTGTTGCGACATCGAAGTTTTCCCAGAGCCAGTTACCGACCTCAAGGAACTCGGAGTCCTTGTAGTTGACGGTGATTGATGGCTTGTGGTGGCAGTAATGTTCCTGATAAGTCTTCCACAGATCCAAGTGATCCAATGCACGGAGATCTTCCGTGGTGATTGTGCCTCTTGGGGCCTTCATAGCAAATGTGAAGACCGCTGTGTTATTAGGATTGATCACATCATCTTCGCAAGGAACGCCTTGATCCTTCATGAGATTATAAATTGGGTCCTTCTTGTCAATGCGAATTCTACGGTAATAATGTTCCGCATAACGTGGGTGGAGACCCGATGCCGAATCGACCAAGCACGAAGTCGTGCCCTCTGGCTTGATGCATGTGATGGACTTACTTGGATTGATGCCAAGCTTCTCTGCCCACTTCATGTTCGTTGCCGTTGCATGGTCGCGGAGAGTTTCAAGCAGACGCACCAACTTTGGCTTGCCTTCAAGACCGCTGGTCAACTTGTTGTCGTAGATTCCAGTCATACTGACACCGAGCAGACGCTCATCTTCGCAGTTCTTCTTCCACTCGGGACGAAGGTATGGGAAGTTGGTAAAGGTCGATTGAACCGTACCGATGATGGTGGCGATTTCAATCTTCTTCTTCAAGGAAGCAGCCGTATCGTCTGGGCGCACAACAACAGTCGAAAGATTGCAGAACTCAAATGGCTTGAGAATAATTTCAGAGCATGGGTTTGTTCCATACTCGCAGTTCTCATCACGACCCCATTTAGCTGCTTGCTCCTGCAATGCCTTGCGGTTAATCATACCACGCTCACCGCTGTGGCTGTTGTAGAGAGAAGTCCACTCCTCAAGGAACTGACCCATCGGAGGACGCCCACGGTAAACAGCAGAGTTGTTTGCATAGGAACGGAAGCCAGCCTGCTCCCACCATGCACCACTCTTGCAGAGAGCCATCTCACGATCCGAAAGATCGCTGAGAGAAATCATAGCAGAGCGACGAACGCCACCGACGATGACTGCGTTTGCGATTGCACAGCAGATGTCATGGCACTCAAGGGCAGTGAGTCTACGTCCTTGTGCGTTGTAGAACACCTTGACGATGAACTTGAAGAGATTGTCAAGAGGAGCAGGACCGCTTGCACGACCACCAAAGGTCTTAAGTCTTGCACCTGCTGGACGAATCTTCGACAGATCCCACTTAATGTGGCGACCCGCATAGAGGTGATCCATGATGAACTTTACTGCGTTGCCCCAACCTTCCTTGGAGTCCTCAACAACATACGTGATGTTGAAAGACTTTTCAATCTTGTTAGCGACTTGCGGAAGCTTGTCGGTGTACTGATGCTCAACTGAATAGCCAACACCAGTGCCGTTCATGAGAACAACAAACAGTTCTGCAAACGAATCAAGACTATCGATTGGCAAGTACGAGCAATTGTACAAGCAAGTGTTGTCGTGATCCAGAGCAGGACCCGCAGTCATAAGACTGCGCATGGATGGCAACACTTCAAGATTGATAATTGCTTCCTTTACATCAGGACGCTCTGCTAACTGGGGTACCTTAGCCGTAAAGTACTTCCACCAACGGTCAACGCATTCCTCCCACGATTCCCGACGATTGTAATCGGGCATCCAACGAGAGTAGCGAGAAATAAAAATAAACGATTGAAAAGGTGATAAAGTTTCTGCCATATTTGAGACTCCTTTGGTGGGTGTCTTTATTTAGTTGTTAAAGTTTGCCACGAAACCGGGAAAAGTGGAGCAACAATTTGTCCTATTGCCTCAGCAAATTTTTGAATTTCCCACTGTGCGTGACTGTCGATTCTCAAGTTATAAACGCGGGCAAATGCGTAGAGAGAACCAGTCCACACAAATTCCGTATAAGTTCCTTGTGGCAGGATTGAACGGGCTTGCTCGGGAGCAACACCATCTGCCAAAAGTTTGTTGTAAAGATCAAGACATTCTGTCGCTACGGTTTGATATTCTTGTCGCATCTTAATGCAGAGATCCATATCTTCAATTGCACCACTGCTCCCTTGCTTTGCACCATCGGTAGGAGCAGCGCGCCACATAGGAACATAGACTTCAGGTTCAAATGTAACATATCTGCGACTGACCTCGTTCATTACGAGGCCAATCTGATGCTTGCCAAGTTGTGCACGAACAAAGATCGGACACTTGATACGCAAACTAATCTGTGGATGGCAGAATGGAGTAAAGTGATTGTGCTTTGCAAGATACTTAATAAGCTTTACATCTCGCTCAAGCAATTTATGTTCTTGGTGTCCAGTCCAGTTCTTATCGCTGTCCCAATAGCTTTCCTTGTTAAAGGAAACTCTTGCAGCATTGACAACACTGAGATCCGATCCCATGTAATCAATCAAATCAACGTGGCCATGATCTAAAACAAAATGTTTAGTCTGCGCCATTTTTATGTTCGGCATCTCTGTCATCACTTTCCTCATCATTATCAACTAGTTCAATAGTAACACCAGAAACTTTTGTAAAATCGGCAGCATACTCCCTAGCACGATGCCATAGTTCAGGATTCATTTCCTTTACATATTCACCAAATCTCTGTACGAATGTTAGATACGCTTCACTTGCTTTTAAAATGTCTTCTTCAGACATATCTTCATTATCTTTATTCATTTAAACCTTCTTCCAGTAAGTATACTTCATTTTTGCTTTAAGTCCAGAATAAACATTATTGATAACAAGTTTTAAAACCGTCTTTTGACCATAAACTTTTACCATGTCATTAATGTCTTTCTTGGATATTTCATCAGGCCAGATTACTACATTTCTTCCGGCATCAATATATCTTCCCAACAAACTAACGATTTCAGAATTTCTTGGTTCATTATCAAAAATAAAAACTACTTTTGATTTTTGAATTTTGGCAGGAAGGTCCTCAAGCCAGCCAGCTCCCTGCATTGCTATCCCGTTTGGAATAAACATAGAATCAATAGGTCCTTCTGTCACATATACCGTACTATGAGGATCCACTTTATCTAAGTTATACCAAAGTCTTTCTTGACCTTCTTCCTTTAGGGTTATGTATCTGAGTGATGGATTTCCATCGTCAAAAGACCGCCCCTGAACACCGATGAGTCTGCCTTCTTCATTGTAAAAAGGTATGACGAGTCTGGCCTCTGACCGACCTTCGCGGTCAAAGGACGACATGACCTTGCTGAAATCAGGGCAGTAATAAAAATTACTATATTTTTCTTTCGGTATTTCTCTAGATTCAACATATTTTACTGCCTTGTGCTCATTATTTAGGAGGTCAAGCCGTATGCCCAATTCCGTGAATACAGGATGTCTTTTTTCAGGCTTTTGTTCTTTAATTGTTTCTGGTGTTTTATCTTTATAGACCTCAAACGCATATTCCTTGCAGAGTGATGGGCTAATAGACTCAAGAACACCATATAAATTACAGGTAAAACCGCAATTGTGACACTTGTATACATAATTTCCTTTATGCTCAAAGAAATATCCCCTTGTCTTGGACTTATTTTTCTTTGAGTCGCCACACTTAAAACATCTGCATGTAGCTAGTGAATCTTTTTTCCACTTAAACTTCTCAAGGGAACCAGAAACAAGATTCACATATTTCTTGTCAATATATATGCTCACGTAGATTCCTCAAACGTCCAGTTAACAGCCTTGTTCTTTTTCTTTCCAAACTTTGGATTGAATGCTTGGCCATCAAAACCAGATCCGTAGGCTTCCTCTTCCGTGTTATTTGAATTGACAAGATTATTGCTTGTGTTGTCAACATCATAGAATTTCATCTTAGATTTGTTGACACCAACCAAAAACTTTTTGTTCTTCGTTAGATCATTGCCGCGATTCTTTAGCTGCTTGACCATTAGTTGACCCGCTTCGGCCAGCTCATCGTTTTCAATGAGGGCAAAGAAGAAGTCTGCGGTCTGAGGCAAGCCAAAGCTTTCCGAAGTGTCTGTCATCTCCATGTCGCTGCTCTTTGCACCTTCACGGTTAACCTGAGTGGCGGTCCACAGAGGAACGTTAAACTGCTTGGCAAGACCACGGAGCTCTTCTGCAATGCCCTTGACATAGGTATAGCTATTCATACCATTGCCAAGCTTAAACCGGGCACATGAGCAGATGTTTAGATAATCTACGAAGATTACATCAGGAGTAAATTTTTTCTTGATTTTTAGCTCTTCCATGAGATTACGGAAGTGAGTAACGTTTGCTGCTGCGGTGGGATACTCCTTGATAATAAGCTTTCCACGACAAGTCTTTTTGAGGCTATCAACCTTGCTTTCATACTGTGTCAGAGGCATTTGCTCAAGGATATGCATATCCGTGTCAAGTAGGTTTGCATCGATTCTTTTTGCAATTTCCTCTTCTGCCATCTCAAGAGTGATATAAAGAACATTCAAATTTTGAGACAGACAAGATGCTGCGTGATGACATAGGAATGCACTTTTACCTACACCTGAAGCAGCCATCACTACGTTCAATGTCTTCTTTCTTGTTCCACCCCGTGTAATCTTGTTGAACATCTCAAGATCAAATCCAATCTTTTCCTCTACACGATGATAATACTCGTAACGCTCATCGACATCTTCAAGAAAATCGTGTCCGACTCTGGTATCGAAAGATACAGACAAAGCCTTTGACATGATCTCTGGAATAGCATTTTGGGTCTTTTCTTTATCCTTGCCCTCAATGATTCCAATAGATTCCATGATACCATTGTATATGGCTTTTTCTTTGCAAAACTTTTCAGTCTGCTCTACCATCCACTGTGTATCTGACTTCTCACCTTCCTTGAACATGTCATCCGAAATGGATACACACTTCTTGAATTCTACTTCTCCAAGAGAAGTCTCATTTTCCAGAGATACGAGAATCGCATCTTTGGTGGGAAGATTGTTATATTTGAGAATAAACTTAGAAACAATATTGAAGACAGTCTTTTCTGACTTGTCGTGAAAATATGCTTCCTGTAGGAAGGGCACAACCTTCCTTGAATAGTCCTCGTTCAAGACGAGGTTTTTCAAGATTACTGATTCCATATTTGTATTATACTCTTATATTAATCTATGTCCAGCATCAGTCTTGATGAACATCATCTTCAAGATCGGCAGTGTCCAATGATTTTACTTCAATACCGCTTTCAACGATATTTGTAAATATTTCACCAACTGTATTAGTAAAATGTTGTTCTTCTTTATTAAAATCTTCAGGAGCTTGTATAATATCAATTTCCATTGTCACGCTCAAATCATCGCCTTTTTCTTGTAAGCTAATTTTTCCAAATTTAAAAACAATATCCTGATACGGTCCAGTTTTAATTTTGATTGGACAAGTTTGAGTAACGTCTGATGTTGGATCTTCCAAAAATTCGTATTTAATCTTGCTGTCCATATTTGAAGTCCTTTTGGATATTCGCATCCAACTTATCTAGAACATCCTTTGTGTAATACTTTTCCGGTTCGTCGTCTATATTCTTTTCAAAAACTTTAGACCCATCAGGTAACTCAATGCGCGTAGATACCTTTTTGAATACACCATACTTGATTGCAAGATCCGTAAGGCCGTAGTACCTGCTCAACCCTGTAGTGTAATTTAGACGAGTTTCTACTTGGGTATTTTCTTTAACGAAACGATTCTTGTAGTTTGTGCACTTGATAAAATTGCCTACTACTCCCTCTTCGCCTTTGTCCTTTGATTTAGACAAAGTTAGGATTGTGCTAGCAGCATACTTCAGGCCGATACCACCACCGAGTTCTTTTGTTGGTACATAAGCACCGATAACCTGATATGTGTGGTTAGTCAAAAGCATTGGAATGTTAGCTTTGCCAAGCTTCAGTGTCAATACACGGAAAGT